CTGTGTAATGATTTCATTTATTTGCTCGGTGATAAAGTTAAATCTATACAAGGTTAAATGCCCCCTTTCATCGCAAAATAAAAACGAACCCCCGAAATATAAGGGTTCGCGCCTGTTTTTGTTACTAACGTGTCACTAATCAAAGCTGAACGACTTTCCGCGAATAAAATCCTCCATCCCGTAGCGCATGGCATCCATCAAATGGTTAAAATCATCAGTCGGAATGTTCAGCCGTTTCCCGAACTTATCTTCACCCCAAGTATAGTTTGAAATTTCCGTCAGGAAGTTCACACACTTTGGATGAACGATAATTTCAAAGTCCTGTATATAGTCAATACCGTTGTTCACGCTGTCTTTACCCTTTCGGGCGGCGCGAATATTGGACATACCCAATTCACGCAAGCGGTCAATTGATTTTGGCTCAGCACAATCAGCGCGAATTCTTTCTTTCCGATAACCCATTTCATCAACGTTAGTGTAAATGGCTTCGTTCGACAAACCCTTTTTATAAAGTTCATCGAATACGAAAATTCGCTTGCCTTTCAGGTCAACCATAGCGCACCAAAGCGCGGAAGGGTCATTTGTATAACCAAAGTCAAGCCCGAACGCTGACTGAATGCCACTTATCTTCCGAACGTCGGCAATGTCAAAGGCTTCTTCGCGCCAGTTCTCATATATAACGCCCTCGACGATACCCCAATCACCTAACCCGGCAACCCGGTAACGTCGGGGATTGTTCTTCTTCATGTCCTCGAATAGCTTTTTATCAGCTTTATCAAGCCATTCGTTCATTGTGTAATTCGTAGTCATCGCCAAAATATCAGGGTCAATCGGCGCATCAAAGAATCGCTGTTTAATCCAGTGATGTTCATTCCACGGGTTGAACGTTAAAGTGACCTGTTTGAATAATCCGTCAGGAACTTCGCCACGGATGGATTCGTCCAACATATCAAAAGAACTTTCGTTCATTATCTCGTAGGCTTCTTCAATCCATAGCCAACATAACGCGCCAATTTCAACCGTGATGGACGTAACTTTTAATGGGTCATCCAATCCCCGGAAGTAAATCTTCTGTCCTGTGGGAAGATAAGTCATTTCAAGCGGTGATTCTTTGATTTCCCAGTGGTCTTGAACTCCTAAGCGGTTAATCGCCCATTTCAGTTCAGTAAAGCAACTGTCTTTCAGCGTTCGGAAAACCTTTCGTACGACAAGAAGGTTCGCGCCGGAATAGTTCATCATGTTTACGATGTACCATAACGCGGCGGTTTTGCTTTTCTTGGATGCACGGCTTCCCTTACAAACGCGATAACGACCACGAAAATGCCAAAAGCGGTTATAATGCTTACCCACGATATGACGTAATGATATTTCAGTCATCACAAAACCCCCATTCGACGGGTTTTCTGCTCTTTCTTGTTACTAACCCGTCACTATTCATCATCTTCAGGTAAATCATCCCGGATGACAATGGGGACAACACAGTCAACTTTCAGTTTGTCAGTGAACAGTCCATAACGCTTACCAAGCAATTCAGCCGCTTTCAAACGTTCCTTTTCGTCAGGGGCTTTACTCATTGTCCGGGCTTCGCTCATATAGTCCCCGATATTTTCAATTACAACGATTTCGGAAGAAGATTCACCGCGTAACACGGAAGTCAGATATTCCATGACTTCTTTTGCGTCTGCAAGTTTCGCAGAACTGATTTCGTTCAATTGCTGTTCGACATAACTTTGAACATTAGCATTTGTTAGCAATCGTGAACCGTTCGCCCTTGCCGCTTCGTCCGTCTTAACCTTTGGATAAGCCGCTTTGTATGCCCGTGTTGCATTCAAGTCAATCAAGTATTCGTCAGCAAACTTCCGCTGCTTTGGTGTCATGATAACCCTCCTTTCCGTGCAAAAACCCCGAAATAATATTCCGGGGCGTGTTCCTCATCATAACAATATCACACGTTCTATATGGTAAAACAATGGTCAAGCGAATATTTTTGCTCGGCTTCTTCTAACGCTAAATTATGTAAGCGAAATAAGTATCGCAAATCCGAAATTTCTAATATATCTTGGATTTGCTCCCATTTTTTAAAATTCAAATATCGTTCTTGAAGAATTAACTTCAATTTTGGTTTATCAACTGCATCAACCACACATCGTATTTCATGTTTAACCCGAATATAATGTTCAATATCCGCTTGAATAAGCCTTTCAAGGTCAATAATTGTTGCTGCCGTTTTTGCTACACGGTCAGAACGTTCGCCCCCTTGAACTCGCTCGTTTGACAAATCCGGCATAGGAATAGATTCAGCAAAAGAACATAATCGTTCTAATTCACATTGATTAGCTTGAATCAGGCGGTCAAGGTAAAAAGCCTGATTCAAAATTTTCTTAATACTCATAATATACCTCCTAAAAATTACATCTTGAACCGTTTATTACTCCGATAAATAAAGAATTTTTTCTTTCAGCGGTTCAAGTTCAAGATGTTTCCCTTATTTCTATATTTTTTAACTTTTTCAAGATGATTTACAATTTCATACAATTCCTTGTATAGAACTTAAAAACATCTTGAACATCTTGAACCGAACCATAAAAAATTCAGCAAACAAGCAGGTTTGAAGCGGTTCAAGATTAAAAAATCAATCGTGAACTGTTTTGAACCGCACCTTGAACCGTCAATCCCGAAAATAAGGTTCAGCTTTATCCAATACTTGTTGAATAAAATCAAGTCGCGGTATCTGTTTTAACCATTCACCGGGGATTGCGCATTTACCGTATTTTAACCCCGCCAAGCCTCCCGTGATAGCCGCTATCGTGTCCGTATCCCCACCAAGATTTACCGCTTTTAATACCGCATCTTTGTAATTATCTGTCGTAATGAAGCACCACAATGCGGCTTCAAGTGTGTCAATCACATATCCCGTTGAGTTGATTTCGCCGCGGGTCAACTCACCAATGCGCGGAATACGGGCGAACGCTCCCGTTGGGTCACCCTTGAAGGTGATTAAGCTGTACGCCGATTCTAACCAACCATCAACGCCGCGAATGAGGGTGTCCACCACTTCCACAAAGAATTCACACGCCAACAGGTTCAATTCATGCGAATGGGTCAGTGCGGCATACAACCGCGCGGCGCGTAGCTTGTTAGTAATGGGAATGTCAAGGAACGCGATTGGAAGAATCCGCATAAGCGCACCGTTTCCGTTGTCACCTTCGTCACCACAAGGAAAACCATGACTGATAGCGCGTCTTGTGGTGTTTCCAACATCGAACGTTACCCCATACGGGGTAAATTGTCCGCGCGTCAACCATTCCTTAAAGTATCGCCTTGCTTTATCTAACGCGGCGCGTTCATCCTGAACCCCGCCACAATCGACAATACTTTCAATCGTCGCAAGGGTCATACTGCTGTCATCGCTCCATGTTCCGGGCGGCTGATTATACGTCCCAAACCCACGCATATTAGTAACTGGGTTTTTATCAAGCTCAGCGCGTGTTTTAAACTCCACAGGAACGCCCAAAGCGTCGCCAACCACGAATCCAAGAACTGCATCGCTTAACCTTGTCGGTAATTTCACTCTACAATCTCTCAATCCATCACAATGCGGACACACTTCTTCATAATAATCGTATTGATGAACACAATTAATTTTCTTCATTTCGCACTTGTCCTTTCTATAAACACTCGGTATTTCTTACCTTGAATCTTCTTATCTGCAATCTCAATATCAAAGTGCCGCTTGACTTGTCGGCTAAACTCAATGTTTGACAGCGGTTGAAGATTGTCACGAATACAATATTCTTGATACCGCTTATAAACCTCATTTGTCGGTTCATTTAAAATATCTGATAAGTCAACCGAACGGAAGAACCCTAAAATCGGATTGTTAGTTTCTTCGTATTCGTTTAAGGCACTTTGAACCTTTGAACTTTCAGAAAACTTATTATTCTGAAGTACGCGTTTTAGTCCTTGCAACCCTAATAACATCAAATATTCCATTGCAGGTTCGGCACGCAAGTCATATTTTATGTATGGTTTGAAGT